TGTCTGCTCCCACCATTGCGTTGTATGTACTTCCCACTAAGGATAAATCGCTTGAGAAATTCCGTACGAAAGTCACCATTCCTGTCCTAGAAACCATTACTGGACAAAATGCTGCCGGTTATACAGCCGCACCTAGATTGGGTTATACCCTAACTAGCTCTCAGGATTTTATCCTGCCGATACGTGCGACTACCCAACAAAAACAAGATTTGGTTAGGTTTGCTGCATATTTGACGATAACTCCGACGCAGATTTCTGACGCCCTGTATTCATCAATATTGCCTTACTAAAACCTCTTCTTTGTTCCGTTGAGTAAATCCCCCTTATTAAAAAGGAGTGATCACTATGAAAAGTGACGATTTGTATACCCGTAAGTTTTTTGACCTCTGGAGAAAAGATGAATCCGACAGATTTACCCGTCGGCTTGCATTTTTCTGCGCATGCCGTAGCGGACGTTTCGCTGAAACATTATGTAATCTCGTTTCAGCTAACGACGTCTATGGCCTCTGCACGTTCAGCATTGATTATCATTTCTCTGATACTGTACGCGAACTCGCCTATGCTCGACAAACTTTGGCTTTTTATAGCAAAGATGCCGATATAGAGCTTATCGATACAGACAGAGCAATGTTTATGTCATTCGCTGAAACAGAGTTGCAATGTCGTTCAACAAACAGTAGGATATCTACTTTATTTCAATCAGGTGAATTATTCACTTGCGCTGATGGCGTTTTTTATGACGTCCAGCGGAAAATCATTGAGATAATGGGAGATGTTCCTACTTTTGATGAATTAGACATTGGGTTCGGTCCTGGTCAAAATGTAGGGCTTAAATCAAAATCATCGACACCTCGTCATAAACTTGACGCTGTGCCGACGTGTTCAGCATCCATGCTAACTCTTATTAAAGAGTTTGCTTTATCGGTTCCCGCTTACTTTGCATCTCACAAGTGTGAAGTTCAAGTGGTATCAGGCCGATTGGCTGCTGTCGCCAAGAACGCTTTAACGAAAAGGTCTATTATTATCGAACCTATCCTTAATGGGCTTGCCCAAAAAGGAATAGGATCGTATTTTAAGACCAGACTATTGGCTTTCGGTTGTAACCTTAAGTCGCAACGAAAAAATCAGATGTTAGCCCGAAAGGGTTCAATTGACGGTTCCGTTGTTACGGTCGACGTTAAAAACGCAAGTAACACACTAGCTTTATTAATAGCATATCACAGTATGTCAGAAAAGTGGTTCAATCTTTTGGATTGCTTACGTACCTCTACTGTAACTTATAAAGATAAACTAATCGAATTAGAAATGTTTTCCTCAATGGGAAACGGATTCACATTTGAATTAGAGTCTATTATATTTTATGCTATTGCTATTACGGTGTGCACCCGTATGGGTGAAGATACTTCATTAGTATCAGTTTATGGGGACGATATCATTGTTCCTGTAGATTGTTATAAGGCTCTCCTAGAAACGCTTTCGTTGTTTGGATTTGTTGTTAATAAATCTAAAACGTTTAGCGAAGGTCCATTTAGAGAGAGTTGTGGTGTCGATTACTTCTTGGGGGTAAATATAAGACCTTTTTACAAAAAGGATCGGTGGACTAATGCACGATTAACAGGTTTACTTAACCAAGATCTTTCAAAGTTAGGTTTATTTGCTGATGTGCGTTTAGAACTGGAGATTCTATTGATGAAAAGTGGAGTGTCGTTTGGTCCCTCGCAAATAGCCGATGATAAAGGCGAAATGCAAGGTACTGGCGATGGCCACCTTCATTATAGTGATCTTGATCCTGATTGTGAGCGCCATCTACACAGAGTATTACGTACTGTCAAGCAGCAGTATAAACTCGGTAGTGTAGATGGGTCATCTTTTAACGCTTTTATTAAAGTCCCGAATAAGGACGATAGTAAATGCGATATCGGTGACACTTTAGCTCCATTCTATGACATATATGCTAAACCGTCATTACGTGCCATTGTAAAAATGGCTCGTTTTACTGGCTTAATATACGATGTTTATGGCATGGGTCATCTCTCGCCTAAGGAAGAGTTCGTAGCAGAATATTTCATCGATGTATCTGATGGAATTTCTAGTCACGAGTCTGATCCTTATATAGTGCGAGATGGCTGGAAGTCAAAGGTTATTAAAATTTACACGCTATCTCATCCGTTCACTGAACGGTACGTGCCTGAATCGAAGCCATATACTGGTTTGATTCCGCAGCCTTTTTAGAGGCCTAATGCACAAGAAATCGTCGTAATACGACGTGACGGGAGAGCCAACATGGTTCGCTGTGTTGTATCTCGTTTG